GCCCGTGCGCACCCGGCGCTCGGGAGGGTCGTCATCGGGCGCGGCGTCGCGCGTGACGCGGTGGTACTCGTAGGAGATCGACTCCTGGCGGCTGGCGTAGTGGCCCAGGGCCAGGGCGATGGCGGCGTCCCCGTGACGCTGGCCGCCCTTGGCGTCGCGCGTGCGCGCGCTATCGGGCACCTTGGCGATGCCCTTCTCCATGCGGATTGCGCGCAGGTCGTCCAGCACCTCGGCGTCCTTGGGCAGGACGATGGTCGCGTCCTGGAAGGCCGCCCGGAAGGCGGGCATCTGCTCGCGGTACCACTCGGCGCTGAGCATCACCGGCTCGATCTTCTCGCCGTAGCGCTGCTGGGCGACCTCGGCCAGGTACTGGCCGTTGCCGCGGGCGTCCATTGCGCCGTGCATGAAGCGCGGCAGGCGGTCGCAGAGGTAGAACAGCACCTGCTTCTGCTGCTCGAAGGGCACGTTGCGCAGCTCCAGCAGGAAGGGCACGTGGCGCGTCAGGTCGAGCCGCTCCTCGACGGGGGCGATCACCGTCAGGTCGACCGAGCGGCCAAAGTCCTCGCCGAAGTTGTGGGCGCGCTTGGGGTCGAGCCGCTCCAGCAAGGGCGCCAGCTCGCGCTCGCACCAGTCCCGCACCTCGGCCTCGCGCAGGTGCTGCGGCCAGCGCGTGAACTCGTCGCCGAAGGCCAGGCGCAGCACCGGGTAGTCGGCCACCATGCGGGCCTCGATGAGCTGGCGGGACAGGTAGGCGCCGCCGCCGGCCTTGGGGATGCAGTGCAGCTCCTCGTCCGCGTCGTCCCCGTACTGCTCCAGGATCGCCTGGCGCCACTCGGCCTCGGCCGCGGGCGACCAGTCCTTGCCCAGGCGCAGGCAGATGCGCTCGTACAGGCCCTCGGCCAGGGCCTCGTCGAAGGTGGTGCGGTGCAGGCTGAAGGGCTTCTTGCCCGCGCGCACGTCCTGCACCAGCTCGTTGAAGGCGCTGTCGTCCCCGTTGTGCGTGCTGACGATGCGCACCGAGCCGCCCCACATGAGGAAGGCCATCGCGGACTTGAGGAGGCCCGGCAGGTCGCCGTGGAACGCCGCCTCGTCGAGCACGGCGCGGCCCTGCTTGCTGCGGAATCCGCGCGGGGCGCTGGACAGGGCGACGATCTCGTGGCCGGAGTCGAAGCGGATGCGGAAGGTCTGGATGTCGCGCGCGCCGTCGTCGTCGCCGTCGCGGAAGACGGCCTCCTCCAGCGCCGCCGCCGCGAGCTGGTAGTGCCGGGCCCAGAAGGCCGCGTCGTCGATGAACTGCCGCGCCATGTCCTTGTCGTAGCCCACGTAGAACACGTCCGAGCCGCTGGTCTTGGCGGCGTGCAGGGCGGCGTCCCCCGCCTCGGCCCACGAGATGCCGATGCGGCGCGACTTCTCGTAGACCTTAACCTGCGAGATGTCGGCCAGCCAGGCTTGCTGGTAGGGTAGGAGGATGGGAGGAGTGGTCATGATGCGACCCCCAGCACCTTGCGCCGAATCTCCTCCGCGCCGGCGTCGCTCAAGCCGCCCTTGCGGGCGATGGCCGCGGCCTCGCCCGCGGCCTTCTCAGCGCGCGAGCGCACCTGGTCCATCCACTTCTTCTGCTGCACGGCCGCGCCGCCCAGCTTGGCGGCCATGTGCCCCAGGTCGATCAGGTCCAGCTCGCCGGACTCCTCCATTTCCACCAGGGCGCTGAACGCCTTCTCCTGGATGAGCCGGATCAACGCATCGTTGAGCGCGCCCTCGTCGTCGCCGGCGGCCTCGGCGATGGCCTTGGCCTGCTGGGTGGCCATCGTGAGCGCGGCCAGGCGCCGCTCGAACTGCTGGCCGTAGTCGTGCAGCGCGCTCTTGCTGATCGAGTAGCCCTGCTCGGCCAGCCACTCGGCGAGCTGGCGGTAGCCGGAGAAGCCGCCGGCGATCAGGCGGTGATCCAGCTGCGCCTTGACCTGCTCGGGGAGCTGCGTGACGGCGGGGCGGGGCGGCATGGCGGCGGTTCCTTGGCGCTTCGGGCAAGCCCTCGGCGCTACCAATACTTGGTCGGGCGGGCGATGCCGGGCTCGCAGGGCAGCGTGTACTCCACCACGTCCACGCCGTAGCGGTTCAGCTCCGCGTGCCAGGAGGGCGTGTCCTTGCCGGAGATCTCCACCAACTTGCGGTCGGCCAGGTAGTCCAGCTCGCGCCGCAGCTCCAGGTGCGTGACGTCCGGGTACTCGCCGCGGATGGCGGAGAGGAGCGTGGCCTCGCCGGCGCCGATGGGGCGCCCGGCGTTGAGGGCCACCAGCAGCAGCCAGCGCATGCCTTCGCGGCGCGCTTTCTCGAGGTCCACGCTCATGCCGTGCGCTCCGCTCTCCAGGCGTCGATCTTGGCGGAGATGGCGTCCAGCTTGGCGTGGAACGCCGTCTCGTTGCGGATGGCGTCCTCGCGGCGGACGTAGTCGCGGGGCAGCTCCGCCTTCAGCTCCAGCAGCTCGCGCTCCAGGCGGCCGACGCGGGCCTCCTCCTTGCGCCGCTCGACGGCCATCTCGTCAAAGCGCGAGTCGATATGGCGCGCCTGGCGATCCAGCATGGACTTGACGGCCCACAAGACCAGGGCGCCCCAGCTCGCCAGCAGGGCCGCGACGACGGCGGTGGTCTGGAGGTCGATCACGCGCTCCCCTTGCGGCCCGCCGGCTCCGCCGGCGCGGGCGCGATGCGGCGGGCCGTCACGTCGGGCACGGGCATGCCGTTGAGCACCGTCACGCCGGGCACGGTCTCAAAGCTCGCCTCGGCGTGCTGCCGGGCGCACCACGCGCGCCAGTGATCGAGGGCCGGTTCCGGGTCGCCCGCCCCCGGCAGGAGCAACATGATCCACACGAACAGGATTTTCACTTCGCCCCCTTGACCATCTGCACCAGGGCCGGCGCGATCTTCTCGGCGCTGCGGCCGATCACGTAGCCGCCCAGGCCTAGCTTGATGAGCCCGAACAGTTCCAGCACCAGGGTTTCGGTGACCTTGGCCGGCGTGTAGCCCACCCACCAGCTCACGACCATGCCCAGGAACACCATCATGACGATGGGGCGCCAGCTCCGGGTCAGCCAGGAATCGGCGGCGGCCTCGGCCTTGACGATGGACGCCTGCGCCTCCATCAGCCGGGCCTCGTAGTCCAGCACCTTGCCGGTCAGCTCCGCCTCGGCAACGAACAACGCGCGCTGGGCCTCCAGGCGCTCGGCGTCGGAGGTGTGCAGCTTGTCGATCAGTCCGGCCACCGGCGCGATGGCGCCGGTGATCACGTCCGCGATGGGGTTCATGCGGCGGCCTCCAGCTCGGCCATGCGGTGCAGGCCCGTGGCGTAGGCGGTGGCCAGGGCGCCGGCGCCGTCGGGGCGCTTCCACGCGGTGAGCACCATGCCGCGCGGCGGGCGACCGACCGGGTTGATCGAGACGTGCACCCACTGCCCGAATTCGTGGATGACCTGGTCGAAGGGCAGCCCGGAGGAAATCAGCCAGGCCACCACCTCGTAGGGCGAGAAGCCGGACACGACGAGGTCCGCCGCCTGGCCGTCGATGTGCTGGGATTGCTGCGACCCGCCGATCATCGTGTTCAGCCACAAGGGCCGCACCCCGCTGGTGACGAACACCGGCCCCAGCCCATCGCGCAGCGGCTGCAGCACGTGCGTGCAGAGCCGCAGCACGTTGGCGTACTCGGCCGAGTCCCGCTCCACCACGATGGGGCGGCCCAGGCGCGCGGCGATCTCCGAGCGCGTGAACTCTTCCAGGTAGAAATTCGCGGTGAGCTGGTGGCGGTCCATGCCGCCGAGACTAGGCGGGATGGGAGCGCACGTCAGCGTGCAATAGTGCGCAGGGGCGGGGGAGGGGCTACAGGACGCCCAAGCGCGCGGCTTCCTCGCGGCTCACACCGCGGATGTGGCAGCGACAGAACACCGTCGCTCGCAGTGGCGTGTCCGCTAGGTAGGGATCATCCACGCTGAATACGGCCCCCTCACGGTCAGCGTGCAACGGGCAGGGCTTGATCAGTGGCCCCCGCGACAGCTTGACGAATGAATGCGTGGCCCGCGCGCGCGAGTGGCGCTCCCATTCGCCCATCACGTTCCACTTGCCAACCACATAGTGGGCGAGCAAGGCCGCGAGTGCTTTGAAAGTTGGCCGTCGGTTCTGCCATTCAAGCAGAAACCGCTCGCCGTCCGGCCACGAGAAAGCCTTATCCGCCAGCCACCGCTCAACTGCGCGGGCTCCCTCGCGTGGGTTATCGACGGTGCGCCACAGCTCCGCGCAAAGCGCGTCCCGTCCCTTCGCGGGTAGCCGCAACTCGTTCGCGACCTGATTGAACGCAGCCGTGAAAGCAACGGCGCTCATGGCGCCTCCTTGTCGGCTCAGAACCGCTTGCCGGCCCACACCACGCGCCCGATCACCTGGGCGCGGTGGATGGGCGCCGGCCAGGGAAACACGGTAGCCGGGAACTCGGGGTTGTCGCTGACTAGCAGCACCCGGCCTCCCTCCGCGCGCGTGCGTTTGACGAGCAGCGCGTTGTCCTGCCGCAGGGCGTAGAGGCCATCGCGGGTGGGGTCGGTGCGGGAGCGGTCCACCAGCACCACGTCCCCGGCGCTCAGGGTGGGCTCCATCGATTCGCCCTCCACGCGCATTGCCACCAGGTTGGCCACGCTGGCGCGCAGATCGCCCCGCAACCAGGCCGTGCGGAACTGGAGCTGCTTCAGCTCCCCCTCCTCGTATATCTCGGCCCCGGACCCCGCCGCCAGCCTCAAGTTCACCAGGGGCACCGGTGAGAACTCCCCCTCCTGCAGCTCGCCGGCGAACATCGGCCCCTCGCCCCGCTCCAGCCAAGCCCGGCTCACCTTGTGGACGCAGCAGATCGCGATCAGCACCACGGGCTCGATGGCGCCGGTGCGCTCGATCCGGGAAATCGTGTCCTGACTCACCCCGACGGTCGTGGCCAGGGCGGCTTGCGTTAGCTGCAGCGACGTTCGCAGGCTGCGGAGCCTGGAACCGGCCGTTTCGAGGGCGGTTTTACGCATGGTGCGTTTTTCCTCTTGCAATTACGCATGACGCGTATTACCGTCCCTGGCAGGTGCTTACGGAAACGACGCTTACGGGTATCGCAAGCCATGACCAAAGACAAGCGACGCAAGGTGAAGCTGGCGCTGGCCGGCAAAGGCATTTCGCTGGCGGAGATCGGGCGGCGCTGCGATCCCCCGGTGGGCCGCGCCTACGTGTGCCTGATTCTCAGCGGCGCGCGGACGGGCTACCGGGTGCGGCCGGTGATCGCGGCGCACCTGGGCTGGGACCCGTGGACCCAGCAATCCACCACCAGCGCGGCTTAGTCGTCGTGAAAGGGCGAGGGCGGGCCGAAAGGCCACAGCGGCGGGGTGTCGTACATGCCCTCGATCACAGCAGCGGCGGCGGCCGCGGCCGCGGTGGTGTCGCGGTACCCGCCTCCCGGAGCGAGGCCAAATGAATCGATGGCAGCAAGGAGCGTATGAGCCTGCCGGGCGTAGTACAGAGCCCAAAGCAGAAGCAGAGCGCGCCGCGTTTCGTCGCGCCATGAGGCACGCTTCGGCCGCGCGGCGGGCATGGCAGCGAGGTACGCAAGAATCTCCTGCCGCTGATCTCGCTGGAAGTCGAAGGCTCCATCGAAGCCCAGGCGCAGGCACTCCGCCCGTAGCGCCTCCTCATCGCACCGTTCCAGTTCTTCGAGCAACTCTTCGGCGTGCCGCCCTGCTTCCGCGGCGTATCGGTGCATGGGCATGGGCGCTCCTGCTGCGGGTGCGCGACCACGCTAGCACGAGAGGCAAGCGATGACAGCCAACAATGGACACCACGGCAGCACGGAACTGACCACGCTGGAGGCGGTGCGGGGCGCGATCCTGCACCTGCCCGGCCGCCCGCCCTTCATGCTCGCGCGGGACCTGGCCGCCGCCTACGAGTGC